CGCCTGACGCCGCTTGACCTCCCGCGTCTGATGGTTGAGCGCGACGGCAAAGGAATCGTTCTTGGCTGATTACACTGAAGACGCGCCCGTCCAGCTTGATCTATCGGGCGTTGAGCCTGATGTAAAGCCTGCGGGCGTCAAGCGCCGTCGCCCTGCACTCATTCCCCCGGATGAGGTTGAGCAGGTTGTCATTGATTCGCTTCAGACCATCGCGGACGCGCAAGACGAGCGTATCGAGTGGATCAACATGCGCGAGCAGCGCTACGCCAAGCTGCGAGGGTGGCTTGAATCGCGCACGTGGCCATGGGCAGAGGCTAGCAACCAGCATATTCCGATCATGCTTGCCAACAAGCTACGGATGGATGCGGGGTTATACAATGCGGTGCTGGGGATGCGCCCGCTCATGAAGTCTGTCCCCACGCGCGTAGATCACCGCGCAGTCGCAGAGCGCATTGACCATCTTCTCGACCACCAGATGTTTGTAGACAACGCTGGCGAGAAAGAGATTGAGAAGTACATTGACCAGTACACGGGCGATGGCACGGTGTTTAGCTATCAACCGTGGGTCAAAGAGCGCGGCACCGTCTGCGACACCCGCACGATCCCTGCTGAAGATGTCACGCCCGCGTTGCTTGACGCGCTCGTGCAAGAGCAAATCGGTCAGTTTGAAGAACTCGTAGAGCACGGCGACAAGTGGACTGGGACGTATCGAGACAACGATGGTATCAAACGTAGCGTCACCATCACTGCCTACGACAGCTTTGATGACGGCATGATGGACATTACATTCGAGTGGGACGCGCCATTCTTTGACGGCCCCACGATGATCGTGCTTGACCTTGAGAATGTCGTCGCCCCGATGCGCAGCGAAAACCTGCAACCTGTTACGTTGCAAAACCCCAACGGTGCGCCGTGGGTTGCAACTCTGCACCGCATTGACTACGACGCAATCAAGCGCAGCAAAGCGCATGGCATATTCGATCTTCTCACCGATGAAGAGATTGAAGAGATGCTCCCCCATGCGCAAGACCGTGCTGAGGGCGACCGCACCAACGATGAAGAGAAGCTTCGTACGCAACGCGATGAGTTAACGGGTCTCGCTCCGGGCCAGTATGACGAAGGCCGCAGGTGGTTTACGCTCGTTAAATATTATTGCCGACGCGATGTCAACGGTGACGGCCTTGATGAAGACATCATCATGTGGATTCTCAAGGAGCCAAAGAAGCTGGCGCGCGTAAAGTATTTGACTGAGCTATACCCTGGATTACCGCCGCGTCGTCCGTTGAGCGAAGCCCGTATGATTCCCGTTCCTGGCCAGCTATACGGCATCGGCCTTCCCGAGTTGATGGAAGGCTTGCACGAGATGATCCATGAACTCGTCAACCAGAATATTGATAGCGGCTGGCTGAGCAACATCCCGTTCTTCGGTTATCGCGCATCCAGCGGGTTCAAACCAGACGTTACAGAGTTAAGCCCTGGCTTGGGTATCCCGCTGGACAACCCGCAAACCGATTTGATCTTTCCGACGATGCCAACAAAGGATCAAACGTGGTCATTCAATATGATCGGGTTGGGTATGCAGTTTCTTGAGAGGCTTGTCCAGATATCTCCAATCCAGTTTGGACAAGTACCTCAGGGGAAAGCCTCTGCGCTGCGAACTACGGGAACAACGATGGCCTTGCTCCAGCAGGGTAGCGCAATGCCCGAGCAAATCCTGCGTCGCCTTTTCAGAGGCTTGCAAGAAGTCTTCGGGCAATTCCATCAGATGAACACACGCTTCCTGAGCAAGAAGAAGAGATTTCTCGTGACCGGACGCCCACTTGATTCGCAGGAAGCATACGGGTTGATCGAAGATCGGCGCGATATCTCAATTCCCATCTCGTTCAGCTTTGAAGCCACGTTGCTTAATACGAACAAAGGCTTGGTCGCAGAGTCGTTAGCCGCGATTGGAAGCGCGATGTTTAGCCCCCTGGCTATTCAGTTTGGTCTCGTAGACCAAGAGAAAATGTACAACTGGGCGCAAGACTACATCAAATCCGCTCAGCTTGACCCATCGCGCTATATCAAGCGTCCGCCCGGCGTCAGCGACAAGCCAAAGATCACCGCTGAGGAAGCCATTCTCACTATCCTTGAAGGTGGCTTGCCGGTGGATTGCACGCCGCTTGAGCCGCCCGATGAGCATTTGCGGAAGCTCATGGAGTATGCACAATCCGACCAGTTTGGGTTCATGACTGGCGGCAAAGAATTGCTATTTAAGCAATATCTGATGTACGTCCAGCAGCTTGTTCAGCAGATGCTTCAGCAACAGCAGATTATGCAAGCCGCCCAGCAATTCAGTCAGATGATGGGCCAAGGCGGCGGCAAGGGTCCGGGTGCACCGACGCAGAATGCGCCTGACACCAGCATGCAAACCGAGATGGGTACAAGTAGCGAGTTAGCGGGGGCTGAGAAGTGAGCCTAGCCACACGCACCTTTACGCAATATGCGGAGCGGTCTCGCGCCCCCCACGCGGACACTCGCTACGCCCGTGCGGTGATTGAAGTCGGGCGCAAGATTCAAATGGTCGTTGACCATCCCGGCTGGCAAGAATACGTCAACCATCTGGAAGCTATGCGCGACGCCGCGCAACGAAAGCGAGATTCGGTTGTGAGCGAAATTGTCAACACCGACAAGCTTGGTGAAGAGCTAGCGAAACTCAAGCTTCAGCTTACGTCTCTTGAGGGCGAATTGAAGGGCCTGAGCGCCGCGATTGACCTTGTTCCAGAGTTGATTAAGCGTGCCGCTGATGCGGTCAAGGTTATGGATTCTGCTAATAGTCCACGCGAGTAAATTAGAACATTATCAATACGGGCGTAACCGCTAGGCCGCCGCTAGCAGACTCACTGGAAAGACAGTGCAATCTACAGTGCCGCCGACTATACGGGCGCAGAGGGTATGATGCCAGAGAATGAAGACATTCAGCCAACAAACGAGCCTGTTGAAACGCCTGAGCCAGAGGTTGTTGAAACCCCTGAACCAGTCGTTGAAGAGACTCATCCACTAGAGCCGGGAGGAAAGCGTTTCGCTGAAGTTTATGGCGAGATGAAGGATGCACGGCGCGAGGCGCAAGAGTTACGTGAACGCCTCGCACGGGTTGAGGGCCAGATTCAATCCCGCCCTGAGCCTGCTAAGGAACCCACATTCTACACCCACCAACAGCTTCAAATGGCTGTTGACCAAGGCAAGATCACTCCAGGCCAAATGTCTGACCAACTCGCCTGGCAGCGTGCTCAGGAGATGCGCCGTGATATTGAGCGCACGCAAGTTGAGAATGAACGCAAGCGCACGGCTGTAAGTGAAATCAATCAATACATTGAGAAAATCCCCTCGCTGATGACCAGCGGCTCGCCAGAGTTTAACCGTGTTGCCCGTGCCGCACGTGAGATTGCTGAGGAGACCGGGAAGTCGATGGATGACCCGGTTGTGCAGCGTCGCGCGCTTCGTGAAGCATTCGGTACTATTGACAAGGTGACAGCGATCAAGCGGGCTACTGACATGCCGAGAGGGCAGAACAATATGGACACCACCCCCAGTGGCGGCGGTTCAATCGCTGCTGGCGGCAAGGTTGATCCTCTCCGCAACGTGCCACAGGTCTTCAAAGACCACTGGAAGCGGCTCGGTTATACGCAAGAGCGCATGATCGAAGAAGCTAAGTTCATCAAGCCGCGTCGATGATTATTGCCGTTCCCAAGAATCAAAAGCTGGGTCAAGGCTATAGCAAGACTGAGCGTCTGAAAGCGGATGAAGACGCCGGTCGCCCATGGACACGCCCAGCCGGGGGATGGATTAGCGATCTCGCAGAGCTTCAAAAGTTCATTATGCTCTGCCCATTTTGCATCAGTAAGTTTAATCCGCGCCGTGCAGGCTATGAAGTCTGGCGGCAGAACATTTACGGCGTCGGCAAATGCGACGGCTGTAAACAAATGTCCACCTACATCAAAGGCTTCATCAGCGAAGCATTGCACCAGACGGTCGGAGAGTGGGAGCGCCCACGCAAGGGCCGCTGGGTCAGGAGATAATATGAATTTTGCTTGGTCCTTTAGCGGGGGAGCCCCCGTTCTGAAGAAGTATCGTGTCGCCAGCGGTTCGACTGCCAATGCGGGCGGATATGTCACCGTGTCAGCGGCGGGCGGTTCGGGTCTTGTGCTTGGTTTGGTCACGACTGTCGCTGACCAGGTTGGTTCCACGTTGGATGCGGCGACTGGTTCTACCGCGCCGACCAGCGATACCGCTGCGGTGACGAGCGTCATTGTCAACCCCGATGCGGTCTACCGTGCGCTGATTGTGAAGGGCGCGACGGGCGGTCAGATTGACATTCTCACCGAGAGTGCTGGTGGGTCCAAGACCGCCAATACCATCACCACGGGTGAGACTGCGCCTAACTCGCCCAGCATGGACGAGGGTACGATTGTCTGCGTCTTCGGCGCGAACAAGGGCCAGACCCGTAAGATTACCTCGGTGTCTGCAACTGTTGCGACCATCACTGAGGGCTGGGTTAATAACAACGCCGCAAACGATATCTTCATCCTGCTTCCGTTCACCCCGGCTGACGTGGCGGGTAACAACGTTCAGCTTACCACCGACCTGACCGCCGCACGTGCGGATATCGCGGTGGGCACGGGTGCAGACTTCCGCCCAGTTGAGTTGTTTGTTGACCAGGGCAGCGTCACCCACGCGCGCAACGGCTCATATGTCTATTTCGTGATGGACGACCACATTTACGGTCGCACCACTTAAGCGTATCTCAGATACGCAATAGTTATAGGCCACCATTACGGCCTACGATGGTAATGGACTCCACCTTCAACATTGGAGTCTTAAACAATGGCTACTCCTTCCGTTAGTACGAATTTCGGTGATCTTCTAGACCCCCGGTTTCAGAAGATTTTCAACGACCGCTATAACCAGCTTCCCGACATGCTGGGCAAGTTCTTCACCATGGTCAGTGATTCGCCCACGAAGGCTGACTACCGCACGTCGCAGATGGGTACGCTCGGGGATGTCCCGGAGTTTACCGGCACGGTGACGTACGATGACAGCTTCCAGGGGTACGACGGCACCATCACCCCCAAGGAATATGCCAGTGGTTATCAGATTGAGCGCAAGCTCTACGATGACGACCAGTACGGCGTGATGGATGCTAAGCCCCGTACGCTTGCGACTGCGTATCAGCGCACTCGCCAGAAGCACGGCGCACAGCTATTCAACAACATCTTCAGCGTGGATAGCACCTGGAATAGCTTCACTGAGAACGTCGCCATTTGCTCGGATTCGCACACCACCACGTCTGGCGCAAGCACTGCCACTGGATTTGACAACCTCGTCACCACGTCACTGAGCGCGGTGTCGCTTGCGGCGGCGCGTATCCAGATGATTAACTTCCGTGGTGATCGTGCAGAGCGTATCAGTGTTGTGCCGAGCATGATCCTCATTCCACCCGATCTTTACGACCTTGCCTACGAGATTGTTGAGTCGGAGGGCAAGCCGAATACTGCGAACAACAACGTCAACGTCCACAAGGGCAAGTATGACGTGGTTGAGTGGATTTATCTCAATGACGTGAACAACTGGATGCTCATTGATCCCGTCATGATGAAGGATTCGCTCTACTGGTTCGACCGTGTGCAGAAGGAGTTTGCCATGGTTGAGGACTTTGACACGCTCGTTGCCAAGTGGCGCATGTATGCCCGCTACGGCCACGGCCACAACGACTGGCGCTGGGTTCTCGGCGCACAGGTGAGCTAACACACATGGGAAAGGAACGCACCAGCACGCACTCCGCATCAGTCAAAGGCGGTTGGCCTAAGCACTTCAACTACGCACGCAAAGAAAACGTGCGCAACGATGGAGTGCGCAAAATGGACAACGCGGCTGGTGCGGTCCTGACCGCATCGAAGCGTAAAGCCACGCGGAAAGCGAAAGGCTACTGATGGCTAATCGTTTCTTCAACAAGCAAGTTTCACCCCGGCGCAGCGCCTATGGTTGGGAGACGAAAGCCAATAACGTCTATCCCGGCTCTGGCAAGAATGCTGCGGGTGACTATAATTGCCCCGGTTCTCCCAAGGACAAGCGCGGCCCCAAAGGCGCACGCAATAGCGCTGACAAATCCGGACGCGCGGGCAAAACGTTCGCAGACAATTTCAAGAGGAGCTAATACATGAGTTTTCTCACCCAATACGGTTCGTTGTGGGGAGCGATCCCGCAGACGAGCGGGCGTGTGTTCTGGGTGTCGCCCAGTGCTACCTACACCGTGGAAGGGCGCTCGTACAGTGCCAGCGATGGCAATGATGGGCTGAGCCCTGAGCGTGCACTCCGCACGGTTGCCCAGGCCCACTCACTCTGCACGGCCAGCGTCAACGATGTTATCGTTCTACTCCCTGGCACGCACACCGTGACGGTTGCATCGCTCGCGCTAAGCAAGGCAGGCGTCACGATCATGGGCCTTCCTGGCGGCAGGGGCAATCCGTCGCGTCAGCGCACGTCGCTGACTACGTCGCTTGATGACCAGATTGCGAACGTCACCGCCGCCAATATTGAGATTGCGTATCTCAACCTCATTCCGGTGACGACCAAAGCCGCTATCGACTATACCTCTGCGGCAGACGGGCTCTATATCCACGATTGCTCGATTGATATGTTCACTGCCGCCGCCAGCACGTCTACGCTTGGTATCGCAGCCACGACTGCGGCGCAGTCTCCGTCCGACATTCTCTTTGAAAACATCTACGCGATCAGCGACGGTGCGCAGGGTGCCGCGATTTCACTGGGCGACCCGGACGGTGCGGTTGTCCAGAATTGCGTGTTCCAGGTTCGCACGGGCACGTGGGCGCACGCTGTCAGCGTTGTCGGCGTTACTTCGCAAGCATCAGTGATTCGCAACTGTCACTTCAGCGCCCAATTCGGCACCATGACCGTTGGTATTCTTGGGTCTGACATGGCGTCTACGGGCCAGGTTGGCGTGTTCGATTGCCGATTTGACGAGAACGTGACTACGCCCATCGAAGACTTCGACGCTGAAGGTTGCAACATCGCTCAGAACTTCCGTGCTTCAGCAGATGGTAGTGCTGAAGGCGGTCTCTTGTGGTCGTCTACGACGTAATGGAGTTATGCGCGAAGTAGATTCTGCCCATCCACCGGGACTCATCGGGGTCCCGTGTGGAGACCTCACTCGCTATACACGCACGCATCATGTTCTCAGCAACGTGTGTGTCCCCAAGGGCAGTGATCTACGTTACGGCGTTGGCGTCAATGTCGCCCACAACTGTAACAACCTTGTCAAAGAAATGCTTGAAGGCCCCTTTGAATGGCTCTGGATCATGGGCGACGATCATGGCTTTCAAGATTCGCTTCTATTGTCTTTGTTGGACCGGGACGTTGATATTGTCGTTCCCATTGTTTCGCGTCGCGGTCCACCCTTTCAAACTGTGCTGTATCAATACGCCGCACTCGACGGGTCAGCCTACATGACATTCTCGTGGGCCGATTTAAGCCGCAATCATCCGCAAGGTGGGTTGATTGCTGTAGACGCCGCAGGGTCAGGCGGGATGCTCATTCGTCGCCATGTGCTTGAGACGATGACCGCACCTTGGTTCTCGTGGTCAGAGAAGATCAGTGAAGACGTTAACTTTTGCTTGAAGGCGCGCATCGCAGGCTTTGCAATCAATGCGGACCTTGACCAACGCATGACCCACCTTACGCCATGTGAACTTGAGCCATATCGTAATGACAAGGGTGAGTGGAACGTGGCAGCGGTCATTGGCGGGCGGCGCGTCTCACTGACCAACACCCTGCACGACGGCAAAGACTTACGCGAAATCACCTACGGTTACAAACCTGGTATGGAAGGCCGCATGTGGGAAACATCTCCTACAGTGGAAGGGCTATGATCCACCTTACAGCGCAAATCCACGAAACTGCTGTCATCCCTGAAAACGTAGCCATCTGGCAATACGCAAACATCATGAACGGCGTTGTCCTTGGAGAAGGCGTCAGCATTGGGGGCTCAAGCGAGATTGGGAGATTCAGCTTCATCGGCGCATGGACCCGCATCGGATATGGATGCTTCCTACCCTCTCGTAGCCGTATTGGTAGCCGCGTGTTCATTGGCCCTCATGTCACATTTTGTGATGACAAATATCCCGTTGTGGGCAACCCACACTATGTCGGAAAGCCGCCGATTGTTGAAGACGGTGCTTCCATTGGAGCCGGGGCCGTAATACTGCCCGGTATTCGCATCGGCAAATACGCAATGGTCGGCGCGGGTGCCGTCGTCACCAAAGATGTCCCCGACGACACCACCGTCATTGGCAACCCTGCACAACCACTTTACCGTGCCGCCAACGTCAAGGGCGAGGAGAATATTTCGTGAGCAACACTGTTGAGAAACTGAAGTCTCTTTTGCATGACCAACCCTCTAACCCGCTCCGCCCGAATCAGGTTGAAGACTACAAAGAGGAGCGCAATCGCCTTCAGTCCATTGTCAAAGCCCCTGCATGGCAGGCTGGCGCAGACCGGGGCGCAGCAACCAAGCGTTTCCGCCAGATTGACAAGCTGATTGAAGACGGTGCGCCAAAGCGCCTGGATCGCCACCGCCAAGATCAGGTTGCGCAGTTGGCAAAGGAAGCCCAGCAAGAGATTCGTGACGCCATGCTGCCCCAGTCGCAGATGCGCCGTAACCCGCCTGGCAGCGTGGATGCGTACAGACGCGGTGAAGGTAGCAAGCGTATCAAAGATACGATCCTGACGTGGAAGCGTGCGATGCGAGCACTTGACCCGGATAACACCGAGCAAGACTACACCAATATTGAGAAGTTTCGCCCGACCGGCACGCCTGATAACGGCACGTCCACGTTCGCGGCTGACGCTCAAATCCCCGGTAAGTTTGCTCAGACACCGCTTGCAAAAGAGAATTGGCCCCTTGGCGAACCCACAGTTGACACCGCCATTGCTCAAGTACAGAAGCGCGAACGTAAAGAAATGAGTGCGGAAGCCAAACAGGCTGCACGCGATAGGCTCGCACAGGCCCGTGCAATCAAAGCTGCAAAGGCCCACACTAGCGTCACCCAAGATGTCCCGGCTGTGACGACAGAGGAGAACACTGATGGCATTTCCGTGGATATTCTACAGTAACTTTGAAGCTGGCACCAACGCTGAATGGACCTCTGAGACCGACACCGCCTCTCAGCTAGACATCGCGCATATCACTACGCTTGCTAGCGTAAGCGGGCGCGGTTCGCTCGCGCCATTTCGCGGTGCGTATTGTGCCCGTTGGCGACTCGGGGCAAACACTACCGATGCGTTTCTCACGTCCACCGGTATCGACATTGCGGACGCTGCCACGTCATACTTCCGTTGGTACATCTACTTTGGCCATGATTTCACGTTCACCGCAAACGATGTCGTTAGCCTGTTCAAGCTAACGCAGGCTGGTGGCGGCACGGTGGAATACACCGTTGGCATCAACTGTGTCGCCTCCACGGGGGATATGTTCCTGGGCGGCTCAGACGGCACCGCAGCCGCCGCATTTGGCACCAGCGCCATTAGTCGTGGTGTGTGGCACAGCATTGAAGTGTTGGCAACGGTGAGCACAAGCGACGCTGGCGTCATTACCACCTGGCTTGACGGCGTGCAGCAGACGACCGCTGACACGCTTGACCAAGCGGCAGGCGTTGGCGACGGCGTGTTGGGCGTCATGGACCGCCTGGCAACCACCACCGGCACCGTTCTGATGGATGACTTCATCCAGGACGACGCACGCATCTATCCCATCGTTGACCGCTTCCCGCGTCAGCTATTGCTCACGAAGAGTGCACATGCATTCATTGGCCCGGGTGAGATTGAAAACGTCAGCTTGCTTAGTGGCGCGGGCACTGACAACGTCTTGACCATTTACGATACCAACCGCGCCAATACCAATGCCGCGAACAAGATCGGGATTGAACTCAAGAACGTCACCAATAACGACATTGTTGACCCCGCAGGTGTGCCAGTCTTGGTGACGCGCGGTGCATATGTTGTTCTTGCGGGCACGAACCCACGCGCCATGATTAACATTAAATGGGCACCGGGTTATGGAAGCGCTGGGGCTGCGCGCACAGTCGCCGCGCGCTTGCGCACCCGACCGCTTGAAGTGCTATGACCTCGTTCCATCGCGTTATTCCTTTTTATTGGGACGAAACCACAATCCCCAACCTCTCGCATTACAAACTCTATGCGGGGCGTGCAACTGGGACATATGACGCAACCGGCTCTCCAAAGAACATGGGCAGCGGCACCAGCGGAACGTTTACCACGGACGCGAACGGCGTGTGGTATTTCGCGATGACAACCGTAGACACTGAGGCTGAAGAGAGTGAGTTTTCGCAAGAATACGTCGCGGACATCCCGCGCCCATCAGGCTTAATCGGATGATTAACTATCCAGAGCTACCGCCCTTCGGTCAAACACGCCCCCGCTACAAAGAGGGTGACGTGATTACGCACCCAAGCGGCAATGTGTACAAACGAATCAATGGGAATTGGGTTCTTCAAAAGTAGCCTTATCGCGAGTGTCTTGCTATGCGCGAGCGCCGTATGGGCACAACCCAGCGGTGTCAATATTGGGACGAAACCGCAAACATACACGCTGACGGTATCCCGCGATGGCACGGGCCTTGGCAACGTCACGGGGACAGGTATCACATGTGGCGTCCTTAGCTTTGAAGACTGCACGCAGACCTTTAATCCGTTGACTACGGTAACGCTGACTGCTGTTGCAGCAATCAATACCGGCTCTACGTTTACCGGATGGGGCGGCGCGTGTTCTGGTTCAAGTGCAACGTGTGATGTGTTGATGACGCAAGCGCAATCCGTGACCGCAACCTTTACCTTCGCTGGTTGGGTATTGCTCTGGGATGACAATTCAAGTGATGAAGACAACTTTGAATTGGAGCGCCGCACGACTTGCACGGGCGGGACGTACGCCTTGCTGACATCACCGATTGCGAACGCTGAGACATACACTGATACTACTGCGGTCGCAGGCACGCAATACGAATACCGCATTCGTGCGGTCAATACCTTTGGAAACTCTGCGTACTCTACCGCGCTCTGTGTCCCCTGATGCCATATTACATTGCACCATATATCGGCACTGGAACGGATAACGACCCGTTTCGTCCGCGCGGCTCTGATCAATCCGGGTGGTCCGCGATTGATTTGCGCCCCAATGGTGGAGCCACGTTGGATGGAGGCGGATTAAATGCGTGTCTTCTGCACCTTCCAAGCCATGACCCTGACAGCGCACTGACGCTTATTGGCCACGCAAAACAAGAAGGCTTGGGCGCGCGTGCAACAGTCAATACGCGGCTCAATATGTCATTACGCGCGGGACAGTCAGTACAAGAAGCCGTCATTACCCTTTTAACAGAGCCCGCCGCTAACGGATGGAAGCCAATCCAGCCAACCATAGACGGCGCGTATGAAATTTGGCTTGGTGGGCTCTTTTGGTCCGCGAAAACGGTACGGGGCGGTGCGACATTCACGGATGATTACGAACGTGCAGATAGCGCCGACCTTGGCGCGGATTGGGATGTATCAGCGACGGACGTAGACCGCCACCTTGCTATATTCTCGGGAATTGTTTACGCGGATGCTTTCCCGCCATGTTACGAGCACGTCACGTCGATATCTCCAGGCGAATCGCAATATTCACTCGTTACGCTGGATGATATCAATACGGCGACATTAGGTACAACCGAAGGCGGCGCAACAATTCGTGTAACCGCAGGCGTGCTCCGTAACTTCTATCAATGCGCAGCCATGTTTGCGGGTGCAGGAACAACCACCCAACTCGGGAAGCGTATTGATGGGACGTTAACTGAACTCGCCAGTGAGAACGCAACATCGTGGGCGAATACCAACACCATGCGATTAAGCGGTTCCGGAACAAGTATTACCGTCCAGCGCAACGGCTCAGGCACACTCCTCAACGCGACAGACAGTGCGCATTCTGGCGGCAGCGTCGGCATCTACAGCTTTAACGGCGACGGATGGTGCGGTATTAGCGATTATGAAGGTGGCGATACCTTAAGCGATGCTCAACGCGCCACCGCCTGTACCTCGCTAGGTGCTATTGGCATGGTTGGCCGGATGTGGAAATGAAAGGCCGATGGGGCTACAAACCAACCACCCGTCGCTTATGGTCCGTACCCGGCATTGGCCAACGCGGCAATCGCACGATGGGAAATCCGTTCCTCACGCTTGGTTTGGAGTGGTGCGCGCGGTGCAAGCAAGAGATGGATTGCGACACTGAAGCCAGCCACCGTAACGGCATGTATGTCTTCAAACGCTGGTGCCGTAGATGCGGGCTCGTTGTCAAGAGCGGTGTGTATCGCGCGCAAATCGTGAGCGACACCAACCTTGTCCCTATGGCCCTTGAGTGGGTCAATAAACCAGAGAAGGATCGACGCTAATGGCGATCATGTCGCCCGGCACAATCGTTGTAGCCAGTAGCGACCTTGCACGGTATCCGGGGTTCACTGTCAGCCTCTTACACTTGCAACGCCCGCCCGGTACAGAATGGCGCTTCCAGGTCGGCTTGAATGTCGCCGCGTCGCTGAACCAAGGGATTCAAACCATGGTAGGCGAGTGGGTGTGGATCATGGGCGATGACCATATTTTGCCGCCCGACACGCTCATGCGTTTGCTCGCGCATAACAAAGACGTAATCGTCCCTGTATGCGTGCGCCGCAAGCCGCCATTCATTCCGGTGATCTTCAAGAAGCCTGAAGAGGGCACGCCTGAATGGCGCTTTCCGCCGTGGAAGTGGACGGAGCTACCCAAGGAAGGCGGCGTTCACAAGATATGGGTCGCCGGCAGTGCGGGCATGTTGATTCGCAGACGTGTGCTTGAAGACATGCCGTTTCCGTGGTTTGAAGTTGGCCAACAAGATTCTCAACAGTTGAACGAAGACTCATACTTTTGTACCAAGCTACAAAAGATGGGAGTTGACATACACGTAGACCTCGACACATGGATTGGCCATGTGACCCCGTGCGTGCTCTGGCCCGCGCGTACGAAGGATGGCTCGTGGACTGTCGAAGTCCGTTTTGACGGACAAATGAAAATGCAGCTACCTCCGGGGGCTGCCGAAAAGGGCTGGGACAATTATCCCGGATAAAGGAGACCACAATGGGGAAGTTTGCAATTAGTGTTGCCGCGTTTACTACGTCAACGTCGCTGACGACTGCGATGGGCATGGGTCCCAATGCGGCGGGTGAGGTTGGCGAGTGCGTTGAAGTTGTCATGACGGGATCGGGCACCACGACTGCCGCAGATACGCAACACCGCTGCAACGTGTCGATGCTCACGCTGGCGACGACCGGCGTGTCCACGACCGCGACGCCCGAGCCATTTCATCAGGGCGCACGCGCGAGTCAGTTTATTGCTGGGCATACGTATACCACTGAGCCTACGTCGTATTCTTCGCAGCCGAGCGTGCTCTTTGGCTTTAACCAGCGCGGAGGCATGCGTTGGGCGGTACCACAGGGTGAGGGGTTGCATATGGTCGGCGGGTTTGACGATGAGGGCGTTGGCGTTCGCACGATCAGTGCAGCGGCGGGCGCGGTTGACGGCCACGTGCATTGGTGGGAACAGGGTTAAACCTGTTTGAACGGCTAGTACGCATTTTAGTGAATGTCGCGTGGTGGCTCTCCGCACTACGCGACTACACTAATATATTTGGAAAACGATAGGAGGATTTGATGGCTCTGACTCCTGCACAGCTTACTACGCTCAAGGCCGATATTGCCGCCAATAGCGATCTTAACTCCCAGCCGAACAACTCGGATGGCAACCTGGCGATTGCCAATCTGTACAACCTCAACGCCAGCCCGAACTTTACGGTCTGGAAGACGAACGTCCCGATTGGATCAATCGGGGCCAGTTTCAACGCGGCAGAGTTGGCAGGGCTCTCGACGCTGAATAATACCCGCCTGCAATCGCTCGCAATGTATCTCGCCGCAGGTGTGAATGCATCCCGTGCCGACACGCGCGCATTCTTCGATGACATCTTCTCGGGCGCGGGAGGGGTCAATACGCGGGCCGCACTGCTGATCCTCTGGAAGCGGCTGGCGAAGCGCGGAGAGAAGTTGTTTGCGACCGGCACCGGCAGCGATGCCTCGCCCGCGACACTCGTCCACGAGGGGAACATCACGCCGACTGATGTCCAGATGGCGAGGGATCTGCCCTAAATGGCAACGACCAAGCTGACGTATGCGGCCTCGGCCGCGCTTACCCAGACCAACTTAGACGGGATTGCGTCGTCTAGCACACACGTGGCGGGGTGGGAGAGCGCCGCGATCGACAACTCGTCAAATCTCTACCTGGACTATGCCGTCAATGCGGTCATTCAGGTGGAGTCGGCCGGATTGGCGGCGGGTGAAATCCGCATGTATCTCGTGGCCGAGATGGATGACTCTTCCTGGCCGGATGTGTTTGATGGCACCGAGTCAACCGAGACCGTCACGGATACGAACGTGCGCGACGCGATTTGTAAACTTGCGGCCATCACTGCGACGGATACCACGGCGAGCCAGACCTATTACCTCATGTGCCCCTCCGTTGCCGCGATCTTCGGGACGTGTCCGCGCAAATTTGTCGTCTTCATCACGCAATCAACCGGGGCCAACCTGGAGACCACGGGCGATCCCAACCAAGTGTACATCCGGGGCGCGTACCTAACCACGGCAT